TGGAAAGGACTAAAATAAAAACGCGTATATTTATATATAAAGTAAAGGAGTGTACAAAATGACAAAAAAAGAACTAGTAAGAATTATTAGAGAGGTTGTAAAGCGTGAGCTAAAAAATGTTTTATCGGAGGGTCAAACTCCAGTACAGCCAAAAAAGAAAAAGCAGTTTTCTAACAACACCATGCTAAATGAAGTGTTAAATGACACTGCACAAAATTATAACGACGAATCAGAATGGCCATCGGTTGATGCAAACTCTTTAAGAGCAAAGTTTATGAGTATGCAAGACAATCAACCTCCAGTTCAAACTGATTTGAACAATAGACCTGTTGATGTTGACAAACTAGACCCATCAGTAGGAAAAGCATTAACTAGAGATTATTCAGAATTAGTAAAAAGGTTTAAGAAGTAATGGCAAGAAAAGTTTTCAAAATAGACCCATTAGATTTGAACAAAGATATAGGTATCGGAGTTGGATTACCTATGGGTGGAGACAAGTTTGGAAAATTTAATTTACTGTATAATACTAAAGACCAAATCTTGGCTAGTCTAAAGAATTTGATTTTAACTATGAAGGGTGAAAGAATAATGGAGCCTGAGTTTGGAACAAACATATATAGATTATTGTTTGAGAATATACGAGAAGATATACTCGAAAAACGAGTAAGACAGGATATAATTTCTAGTTGTAAAAGATGGCTTCCAGTTTTAATTATTGATTATGTTGGTGCTAAAATAAATGAGCATACGCTGTCAATAACAGTTGCGTTCAAGGTACCAGATTATAATCTAAAAGATGAATTAAAATTAGAAGTAAATAGATAGGAAAAAACTATGGCAAAAGAAGTTAAATATATAAATAAGCAATTTGATGGGTTAAAAACTGACCTTATAGAATATGCTAAAAATTATTTTCCAAACACATATAACGACTTTAACTCAGCGTCACCAGGACAAATGTTTATTGAAATGGCCGCATATGTTGGAGATGTATTATCATATTACACTGATTATGCGCTAAAGGAAAATTTAATAAACTATGCATCTGAGAAAAAGAATTTATATAACATCGCTCAATCTTTTGGATATAAGCCAAATATAAGTGTAGCATCAACTGCTACTATAGATTTATTTTTAACGATACCAGCTACAGGTACAGGAGCAACTTCAAAACCAGACTATGATTATGCTCCAGTGTTAGAAGCTGGAATGGTAATATCTGCAGCAAGAGGTTTTCAGTTTAAGACAATAGAACCAATAGATTTTGCGCAAAATACTGCAGAAAGTCCTACAACCATAACTATATCACAGCTTGATGGAGCTGGCCAACCAACATACTATTTATTGAAAAAATCTGTTCGAGCTCAGAGTGGAGAACAAAAGCTAACATCAGTACAACTTGGCTCAGCTGAAAAATATAAAAAAATAAAAGTATCAGATTCAAATATAATTGGCATAGATAAAGTTACGGATTCCGATGGAAATGTTTGGTATGAAACTCCATACTTAGCACAAGACACAATGTTTCAAGAGAATCTAAACACAAATGAATTTGACCCAACTACATTTGGAGACGCAACTTCAACTCCATATATTTTAAGTTTGAGAAAAACATCCAGAAGGTTTATAACGAGAGTGACCGCTGATGATATGATTGAAATGCAGTTTGGAGCTGGAATATCAGACGATCCAGATGTTGAAATAATTCCTAGTCCAACTAACGTTGGTACTAATTTGCCTGGTTCAGTCAACAAACTAGATACAGCGTTTGACCCTTCAAATTTCTTAAATACAAATGCATATGGACAGGCACCATCAAATACAACTCTAACGATAAATTATAGTGTAGGATACGGAATAGAAGGAAATGTAGATGCAGACACTATAACACAGATTGACAGTGGAAAAGTTTTTACATGGGGAGAAAATGCAACTGTTGGAGGAACAAAAACAGCGATTGATAATGCACTAGTGTTAACAAACCCAGAACCAGCAACTGGTGGAAAATCAATGGAAACTGTAGAAGAAATTAGACTAAATGCACTGGCACACTTTGGAACTCAGCAACGAGCTGTGACTAGAGAGGATTATATTGTAAAGGCATATTCTATGCCAGCTAGGTATGGTTCAGTTGCTAAAATTTGTATAGACAAAGATACTGTTTTGGAAAAATCAACAGCCGCCGTCAAACAAAATCCTTTGGCCCTTAATATGTACGCACTAGGATATGACAGATTACAGAGACTGGTCAATCTTAATTCTACCACTCGAAAAAATTTGAAAAATTATTTGTCACAATATAGGATATTGACAGACGCTGTTAATGTAAAACATGGGTATATTATCAATATAGGGATAGATTTTGGAGTGGTTGTTTTACCTGGAAGAAACTCTAAGGAGACCATATTAAAATGTATATCTGCTCTCAAAGATATGTTCCACATAGAAAAGATGCAATTTAAGACGCCAATAATTATTAAAGATGTAATACTAAAGCTAGCAGACGTAGACGGTGTACAATCTGTTATGAATGTGGATTTTAAGTGCTTATATAAAACATCAGACGGATATTCTGGAAATAAATATGATTTAGAAGCTGCAAACAAAAATGGAGTGATATACCCATCTATGGACCCAGCAGTATTTGAAATACGTTTTCCTGATCAGGATATTAAAGGAAAAGCAGAAACATATTAGGAATTAAATTATGATATATACAATATACCCAGTAAAAGACACAACGATTTATCAAGACGACGATAGAAAAGAAAAGAATTACGGTTTGGATGAGATTCTTGAAATTGCAAAATTTGTATCACATTCTCAGGTAAATGGAGAAAGGAATAGTAGAGTTATATTAAATTTCCATTCAGCAAGTGCAGACACAGTTTTTAAGCACCATTCTACACAAGTATCTGCTTCATATTTACAATTATATTGTGCCAAGGAAGAGGAGATATCAAGAGACTATAGTCTTATAATTGGAAGAGGAGAAGACTTTGTTAACGGTACTGGAAAAATGCTAAGAGCTCCCGCTGCAAATGATGGAGCAAATTGGCAATACAAAGACGCAACCACCACCACAACTTGGAGAACTGGATTCCCAAATACGGCTTCAACAGAAACTGGTGTGACAGTCACAGAACAATATACTACAATGAGTAAAAGTCCATTTGATGTAGACAATTACACACCAGATATTTATGAAGAAACTGGAATAGTAAAACATGGTAATGCTAGCCACAGTGGAGTATACTCTTTTGTAATTCATAGAGGTCCACAAGAAACAGATGGAAAACATTATGGAACGTTGAGATATTTTGGAAACGAGTCTAAAACTATATTTAGACCTAGAATACACCTGTACACAGACGAATACACAACATCGACAATAGCAAATTATATATCAGCATCTCACATGAAGATAACATCTGAGGGCCCTTACATATTCGAAAAAAATGATATTAAGAGAATATATTTTAATGGGCACAATACAATAAAAGATACAAACTCATATTCTACATCGAGTAAAGCTTCGACAAGAAGTTATATAGCTGCAGCAGGAACTGTTAAATATCAGATAGTGGATTCAGTTTCTGACACCGTGTATCATAGGTACCATAAAAATTATACAAAAATATCTAATGATGCAACAGGCCATTATATTGATATATCAGCAAACAGTTTTATACCAGGAAGAGAGTACTACATAGATTTACAAATTACTGGTAGACAAGCAACATCTAATGTTGAAACATACAAAGATGTACATAGATTCAAAGTAAATAGTCGGGAAATAATATAACATGGGAAAATATACTAGCGCAAAAAAGCCTTCACATAACAATTATACTCAGCAAATGGCAGTGCCAGACCGCGATGTACAAGGTGTTTTCACGCCAACAGACCCTATTATTTCAAATAACGACGCTTTAGAAGTTATTAACGAAAATATAATTGTTTTGAGCGACGCTGAAGACCATAAAAACGTTGTTGTTCTACCCGCATTAAAATCTTATTTTACAGAAAAGTCCATAGAAAAAGAATTTGATACAAAGATATGGCAAATGTTAACTCCAGAAAACCCACCTCCAGGATTTGAAGAAAATGCTGATGGAACTTTTGAAGAAGTACCACAACCTCCATTTGAGAAGCCATTATCATTATTTTTTAGAGCTAGAAATTATCGATGGTGTGTTTCTGATGGGGTTAGAGTTGCTGATAGATGGGATGGCCACGAACCTTGGACACCAGCTGGAAAAGAATCAAAGGGTCACATGGCAAACCCTCTTGGGAACGTGACGCTATTGTATGCTCCAGATGACCACGCTGTTTTTTATCCTAGGGAAGTTGTTAATTACATTAAAGACGATGGAAATCCAACTAGACAGGGATTAACTTGGGAATGGAAATTAGATGGAAACGTAGTATCAACAGGTCCATCTGCAACAATTAACAATCTTCGATCTCAAGGAGAAAAATGGAAAGAAGTTTCTACTCCTCATAAAATAGTATGTAAAGTATCGAATGAGCATGGATTCGTACAAGAAGAAATGAGTTTCGTAGTAGCAGATGATATTATTGATGGGGATGGATTTAACTATAAGCAACGAAACAAAGGATGGTATGAATTCCAAGAAGACGAATACTGGAACCACGGAACAGAGCCAGTTGATTTTATCGACGATCCAAGATTTGCACCAAGAACGTTAACAATTAAGAAGATAAATTTCTCTGGTTATGGTAATGGCCATTCTGGAGAAGCTAATTTTAAGAAAGACCCAGGAGATGGAGACTGGAAACAAGAAGCTCAATTTAGAGTCAATGGTGGACCTTGGCAATTAGCTAGAGACGTATTTGCTGGTAAAGATAAACCGTGGAGAGCGTATAGATTCCAAACAAATGACTCAAGAGACAAAATTGTCACAACACAAGCTGGAGGAAGTGAAGCATTTATAGAATTTAGATACAAATATAGGTACTATACTGGAGGGTTCTTGGGATTAGGTAGAAGAAAATGGCACAGAAAATATGCAGGCTCATATACATGGCAAGCACCAACAGACAATTCAACATTTAATGTAGTATTAGACAGTTGGACTATAAATTACACAAATGAACTAAAGGGCTAACAATGGCAGATTTAATTAGAGATATAGATTATTTTCCAGAAGACCAAGAAATAAACCTTGAGTCAGACTTAAAGGCAGCTGCCCTAACCTTAGAAGATAGTGATATTATTAGGTTAGATTTGTATGCAGATGGAAACCTAGCAGAATCATTTGATATTCCTGCTATGGGAAATTGTACTGTCACAGACAACAGTGTTTCTATAGATTATTTTAAGATATTAAATGAAGATTTAGGCTATACAAGTGGACTGTTCGATGTTCGAACAAGATTATTGAGAAATCCTGTTTGGCCAAATGAAGAACTTAGAGTAGACCAAATATCTAGGAATAAAACGGAAATGCGTTTAGATGGTTGGGTATCTGATGAAGCTTTAACTGGAATTAGAAAACCAGGCCCTCATCAAACTCCTAAAGATATGCAAAAATATGCCATGGATACATGGGACCTAGAAGATTTTCAAGCAGATGAATGTTGGGACTATGCATGGTCAAGGATACTGTCTAAACCTGATGGTACATGGTTTGCAAACACTCTTATAAAGGCAAACGACAAAGGAAGAACAGTTGCTATTCAAGCGATGCATGAGGCAAACTACCAAAAGAGTGGAACTAGAGGTTCATATAGTAATGTTGAAATAGAGAAAGGATATAGAACAATACAGCTTCAACATGAAAAAGCTGAAATAAGATTATTAAATTGGGTACATGATAAATTTTATAAGGAACCATCTCTACTTGTAAAAGCTGCTGGAAAATTTCCTAGAGAAATTAAACCTGGAGACACAATTGAACTTTGGGAAGATTTAATCGATCCTATTGAAGTATCTATAAATATAGATTTAGTAGAGAATTATTATCCAGAAGATGCATATGAATTAAAAGGCCCTGATTGGACAGTAAATATAAATAGAGAGGTTGGGAAATCTACAGACTTAAATTCTTGGGACGACATATTATCTAGTGACCAAAAAACAAATTCTGAGATTATAGACTCAGTGTTTAGTGGAAGCACAATAGCAGAGTTAAATATAGATTATGAAAAGTTTGAAAACTTCATACACTTCAGCTCAGCAGAGGAAAGACTTAGGAACTTTAAGTATAAGTTAGAATTGTTAGAATCATATGAAGACGCAAAGGCATCAGTCACGTCCTCAGCAACAGGTTCAACTTTCTTTGTGACAGAATCTGCAGCATTAGATTCAAAAATAAATAAACTTATTGGTACGTTTGATGGATATGAAAAAAAGATTTACTATTCTTCAGCAAGCACAGCTTATACGGACACGTATGGAGAACATTGGAATTATACATGGCCAAAAACAAATTCTACAAAACCCTATACACAAGTCCACACAACGTCCTCTGAAGCCTCAGCATGGTTTAACGCTGCAATTATCAAAGCACAAGACTATGACAATGTAAACGCAAATACTCTTAGAAACTTAATACCATTGCATGTTAAATTGGATACCCAAAATAATGGTTTTGTTCTTTTTGTAGATATGATAGCGCAGCATTTCGATAGGATATATAATTATATAGACCATATACCAATGGTTCATGATAAAAATGAAAATTCAAGGGTTGGACTATCTAAAGATTTATTGTTTGACGTTTTAGGGTCATTTGGTTGGAAGGCAGAGTCTGGCTTAGATTTAGCGGACTTATGGTCATATCATCTTGGTATGAATAAGGACAGAACCACAACATTTAATACTTCTTCTGGAGAAGCTTATGGTGGAACAACCATGGTGACATCTTCGACTGGAGCAATGATATCACAAAAAGATTTAGAAACAGAACCTTGGTCAAGGATATTAAATAATCTTCCATTCCTAATGAAAACAAAGGGCTCTAAGAGAGGAGTACAGGCTTTAATAGCTTGTTATGGAATTCCGCAAACTATATTAAAGGTGCAAGAATTTGGAGGACCGGATCCAGGTAATCCTGTTAGTGGTTCCAATCTAAAGGAAATAACTCAACCAGCATATTCTACAAAATTCAATGGTACAGACACATGTATATCATCATCAACCATAACTGCTTTTGGAGATAATACAAAGACAGTTGAAGTTAGGTTTAGAACAACAGAAAGTTCTGCACCAATGACACTGTGGAAGACCTGGAGATATCCATTTTCAGGAATGGTAATTAACTCATGTATGTCAGTGGTTCCAACAACTGGAAAAAAAGGAAAAGTTCATTTCCAACTTCAAAATAGTTCACACGCAGAAAGCCTTACAGCAGAATTACCAATATATGATGACGATTGGTGGTCTGTTTTTCTGACATTTGACGCAGGTTCAAACACGTTCACAACAACAGTTCAAAAGGTTCCTGACCACACAACAGGAACAGTGACCCATACAGAAACAGCAACTCTTGTAAAGGATAGTGTTTCTTGGAACAACAACAATGAGCAAGTTGTTATTGGTGGAGACCAAACATACGGTACTAGTGGATGGGACACATCAACATGGTTTAAGGGACACATGCAAGAGTTTAGACTTTGGAAATCTGAACTGTCCGCATATGTACTAGACATTCACACCAAAGCGCCAATAAGTATCCTTGGCAATTCATATTCAGGTTCATATGATAATTTATATTATAGACTTCCAATGGGAGCCGACACGCAAAAACCAAATTACATTGCAAACTCTGGAGTTGTAAATTCCGGTCATCCAAACCAAACAACAACTGAAACAGGTACATTCATGCCGTCACAATCTTTTTCACATAGCTATATGGAAGAAGATTATTTTACTCCTGTTCCAAACTCAATAGGAGTTAGGTCTGTAGATAATAAAATTAGACTCGAAACAAATGATAATGTTGGTCCACTTCACCCAACACACACGAGAGAATCTGCATCAGGAGACCTTAACCCAGAAGATTCTAATTTATTGTTTGTCGGGTTTTCTCCACAAGACGAATTAGACACTGATATTTCTTTACAATTTGGAGGAGTATCTATAGACGATATTGTTGGAGACCCTAGAGACACATATAAAACTATTTATGCAGACTTAGAAGAATTTAGATATACATATTTCAAAAAATTTAATGGCACAAATAACATTTGGGCGTTCATGAGAATAATAAAGTATTTTAATTCTGCATTATTCAAACAAATAGAATCTATGCTACCAGCCAGAGGAAACAATATAGTTGGACTCATGATTAAGCAGTCTTTACTTGAACGACCAAAGATGGTGACAATGCCTGAACCGTCTTGGGAAGATATGCACCATAGGGGATTGATAGATGTATATTCTACAAAAGAGGTCAAAGTTTTAGAAGATGGATTAACATATGATGTAGATAGAAAACTTATAACTGCAGATGAGCATGACCATTCTGTAGTAGCTAGAGATGAATTGCGAGACCCAGGAAATTATCAATGGTCATCTATAGTTCAAGACAATGGAGTTAGAACTCCAGAACCAATTCAATATAAAGGTGTAGCGGAACCTAGCTGGTCAGGCTTTTTCGATTTACAATATACACCTAGAAGTAGAGATAGAGATTTTACAGTTGTATCAACAGCTGCAGGTCTCTATGGAGGACAGAATGTATATACAGGTTCTTATGAAGAATCTGAAGTATTAACATACGCATCAATGAGCAGAATAACTTGGTGTAAAAAATATGAAACATATTATTCAAATAGCAGTGCAACTGGATATGAGCAAACAGACGTTCAACCTATGTCTCCATCAACGAACATTTCAAATTTACTTTGGGATGGCTGCAAAATGCAAAGTGACGACTGGAATATACCAAGTGCAGACACAATCGATGCAGGACCGGTTGTTGAGGTGTTTGAAACTAATCCAAATGCATTAGTAGCTGATGATAACCAAACGTTCCATGATGGTGAAATCAACATAAGGTAAAAAAACAATTTGACTTGATATTTATATTAAAATAAAAGTATATTAGGAATAAACACTATGGGATATTTAGACAATTCAACATTAACAGTAGACGCCATCTTAACAAAGAAAGGCCGACAATTATTAGCAGAAGGAACTTTAGAAATAACTAAGTTTGCATTAGGGGACGACGAGATTGATTATAGACTTTGGGACCTAGCTCACTCATTAGGTACAA